CAAGCTCGTTTGTGCGGACCTCTGGACCAACCGGGAAGGGCAATCGGTAGGATCAGCTCAGATTTACTTTGAGAACCCGGTGGTGCAACGGCTCCTTTACAGCCATAGACTCTGGGATGAATTCTAATGAGCGGCGCGGGCGACCTAAATAAACGGATCACGATAGAGGCCCCTACGCTGACATCGGATGGAATGGGCGGTTTTTCAACGGTTTATAGTTCCATTGCGACGGTCTATGCAGCTATCTGGCCCGTATCGGCCACGGACATCCTGAGGAACAATGCCCCGGTGATGGAAGTCACGCACAGGATCAGGATCAGATATCGCTCTGTGATGAAAAGCGCATGGCGTATCTCATGGGCGGGGAGGTATTTCAGCATCGTTTCAATTATCGACCCGAACATGAAGCATGAATGGTTAGACTTACTCTGCAAAGAGGCAGCGGGATGAAAAACCTTTCAACGGCCATTTATACCCAATTCGGAACCTCCACGCTGGCGACCTATATCGGCGGGCGGCTCTATAAGGGCATGGCTCCGGAGGGGGTGGAGTTCCCGTATGCGGTTTATTCGCTGGTTTCGGACGTTCCGGACAACGTCTTTGCGAAGCAGGGGGAAGAGGCGCTAATCCAGTTTGATTTATTCTCTATCCTGTCAAGCTCAACGCAAGTCGAGACGATGTATGATTATTTGAAAACGGCTTATGATGATTGCTCCCTGACCATCACGAGCACGACGCTGATCTGGTTCCGGCGGGATAATGCGATGCTCATGGTGGAGGACTACACGACCCCGGCAGGGACGCAGAAGGTGTGGCATTACGCCGTGGATTATACGGTGATCTTAGTAGCAAGTTGAGAAAGGGGAATGGAATGGGCTGTTGCGGTGGACAACCGGAGGAGAAAAGGCCTCCGATGAAAAACAAGAACATCATCGTCGTTCAGAGCCTTATCCGGGAACTTGGAGAGGAAAGCCTGCGCAACCCGGATGTGGTGGCGGACCTCATTCGAGCCTTCGGGATCGTTCAATGGGGGCCTGACGTATTCGGGGCCGATGAGGTGTTCAAGAACCCGGCGGAATCAATGGCCGGGATTTATCAGACTCCATGCCAGCTTGCTCGTGCATTGGTATTTTTAAGCGAATTAAAGATAGGCAGTTACCTCGAAGTCGGGGTGTTTCAAGGTGGGTGCTTCCTGTTTGTCTCGGAGTACTTGCGGCGGTTCAATCCGAAGATCGTTTGCCTCGGGATTGACCCGACGAATTACCTGAACCCCGAAGTCAGGGAAATCATCGACGTCGCCGATTGGATGAAGCACGCCAGCATTACCAGCGACCACATAGCCGGACGGAAGCACGACCTCGTTTTCATCGACGGGGATCATGGGAACGGGTGGCCTGCCAGAGATTGGAACAACGTCGGCAAGCACGCGAAAGTCTGCATGTTGCACGATATTCAAGAGCCGTCCTACCCGGACGTGGTTGCTCTCTGGGAGGAGCTGAAAAAGGACAAGAAAAGGTCGTGGGTCGAGTTTCTTGAACACAACGCCCCTGCCCCGTTGCAGGGAATCGGCATCATCCATGAAAGGGGGAAAGCGTGAAAGAGATTCATTTGGTTATGCCTTTCTCTCGCCCGGAGAACAAGGGGAAGATCATGGATGCGTATCGCGGACTGAATGTGATCCTCCATCCGATCATGTTCGCAGACGAGACTATTGAGTTCGGGGAGCCGTGGATAAGGCCTTATGTCATAGACGAGCCGTCGAAGCTCTGTACCGTATTGATGCCGGGAACCTATAAGCGGAACCGCTGGATAGAGGCGCATGAATTGGAGCCGGAGGACTATTATCTTACCGTGGATGACGATGACTTCTACGAGCCCGGCGCCTTCGAGGAAGTCCGGAAGGAGGACGCCGATATAGTCATTATCTCGATGAAACGGGGGTTCCAGATTCCGGAAGGGGCATCCCCCGAAAGGGCGTACCCGACTTCGACACTCGTTGCAGGCCCGGAGAATATGAGGATCGGGAGAATCAGCGCCCAGCAGATGTTTGTCAAAGGTAAGTTATTCAAGACGCATCCCCATAACGAGGAATCTCATTGTTGGGACGGGGAGCTGGCGGAACACTATCAGGCCTCGCATAAGAATACCGTGTTTTTGTCACAGGTTTACGCTCTGTTCAATTATTTTGAGCCGGGCAGGTGGACACCGGGGCTGAAAGTGTCGTTCGGCGTAATGACGAATTTGCCCTCCCGGCTGTCCATGTCCTTGCAGCAGTCGGAAATTGTCGGTGACCTCCATTATGTCAGCAACCCGAAGTCGGCCACAAAAGGGCTGAACAAGTTGCTGGACCGGATCGCCGTTGACGGCTCGGATGTGGCCATCCTGACGCACCACGACATGAGCTTTCGCAAGCCGTGGTTGCCAAAGATCAAAAATGAGTTGGCCGCCCTTCCCCCGGATTGGGTGGTCGCCGGAATCATCGGGAAGGACATGGAAGGAAGGATATGCGGAAAGATGAGCGACAGCAGGATTCCGGTTTTGTTTAATACTTCCGACATCCACGAATTTCCGGTAAAGGCGTGCTGCTTCGATGAATGCCTGATATTCGTTAACATGAAGTCCGGCTTCAGGTTTGACGAGGCACTCGACGGGTTCGACCTTTACGGAACGCTTTGCGTGTTGCAGACATGGGAGATGGGCGGGTCAGCTTGGATCATTGATTCCGGGGCATATAGCATAATGGCGGATACTGAACACGGCAACATGCAAGTGGATGTGGCTCTGGCCACGCATCATTGCACGCGACCGTTTACATGGTTCCCGGACAATAAATTTCAGAAGAATTTTAAGTGGCTTTATGACCGTTTCACAACTGCGGAACGGCTGGATACGACGGTGCTTGGCTTGCCGCCGGAAGATAAGAGGTTTGAAACATCGGCGGCATAAACCGCCATAACAGGAGGTGTCACAATGGCTAAAGTATGCGGAAAAGGCGGGAAGGTGATGTATGGCAGCGTGGTCGTGGCCAACATCAAGGAATGGTCCATGTCGGGGTTCTCCGTGGAGACGGTAAAGAAAGACCCGGCCTTCGGGGATACCGTCATTGAGTATTGCACAACGGGGCTTTCGGAGCCGGGAACGATTTCATTCACCGGGAACTATGATCCGGCGGACACCAACGGGCAGATCGCGCTTGCAGCCGTCGCTGCGGCAGGAACGGCCCTGACGAACCTGTATCTCTACGCGAACACAAGCACGTTCTGGCGCGTGGGTTCGGGCGGATCGATCCTTGTTACCAAGGCCAATGCAATCAGCCTCGGACGCACCGGTATCGGGACGATCAGTTTCGAGGGGCTGGTCCAGGGAGCAAACATGGAACAGGTCGGAACCGGATCGTAAGCCGAAAGGCGGAAAGGATTTAACATGGCAACGGTATTTGATTTGTCGGACAGTCCGGGCGTCTGGTTTGAAATGGACGGCGGGGGCAGGGTAAAGCTCCGCACCATCCCCGCCGAATCATTCAAGGAGATCCGGAAAAAGACCGTCAAGAAACGGGAAGTGTTCAAGAAGGTGGAGGGCACGCCGTGGCGGTTTGAATACGAGGACGTGAACGAGGATTTGCAGAACGAGCTTTTCTGGGACTACGTCATCGTGGATTGGGAGGACTTTGTAGATCAGGACCAGAAGCCCATCCTTTGCACGAAAGAGAACAAGTCAAAGATGATGACTCGTTCCGTGATGTTTGCCCGGTTTGTCGCGGACTCTTTGAAAACGCTATCCGACAGCGAGGCAAAAGAGGCGGAGGCGGCCGAAAAAAACTGATTGAAGGGGTGGAGTGGCTGGATACGTATGCCAGCGAATGCCCCGGATGCAGACAGATTTACGCAGAAAGGAAGCCCCCGGAAACGCCGCCATGCGAATCTTGCCGGGTAGAGCTAAAGGTGACGAATGAAGCAGCGGCCCGGATATATCGCATGGTCCGGGGGCAGGTGATTACAAGGCACAACGGAAAATATGACGTGATCGTGGACTTGAACCATCTGGCGGTATGGGCGGCAATTGATGCTTATGGCGTCCAGAACCGCACGGAATGTTTCGAGAAGGTGCTTCGGCTGTTCTACCATTTTCGGAGCGTGGCCGATGATAACACAGGTTGAGATTGTCTGGATCATAGCGACTGTGCTCGTGGCTGTAGTCGGGGCTGTTGGGTTGTGCCTCTTGCTTTGGGTGATGAAATGAGCGCGAAGGTGACATACGACTTCCGAAACCTGGGCGTCGTATCCGACACAATCGAAAAGAACCTCATGGACCGCCTCGAAGTCGCCGGGGAGCTTGTCGCTACGCGGGCAAGGCAGCTCTGCCCGGTCGGGACTACACGCCGCCCTGCATACAAGAACGGGCAGCCGTGGACGGCAAGGGAGCCGGGAACCTTGCGGGGATCGATCCGCGTCACTCGCTTGAAAGGCGATCCAAACCTTGACGTAAGAGTTTATGCCGGGGCAAGGGGAAAAACTAACGATGGTTTTTACGCGGGTTGGGTGGAGTATGGCAGCATCCACAATGTGAAGAAACCCTTCCTCCGCCCTGCGGCGCATGAGGTCGGAAGCAATATCGAGGCTATCATGACATCCGGCGGGGATGTGACCGGCGGCACAACCGGGCCGATGGAGTAGCACATGGCTGCAAACGCAGGGAAGATATTTGTCCAAGTCGAACTTGACGATAAGAAGTTCAAGACTTCTCTTGCCAATATGCCCTCCGACGCGAAGGCCACGGCAAGCGGGATTGAGAAGGTCTGGAAAGCCCTCGGCACTCAATCGGAAGCGTCCTTCAACGCCCAGAGGACAGCCTATAAGAACGCTCTGACGCTTATCAAGAACGATGTCAATTCCTCAAAGGCCGACATTGTTCGGGCGGAGGAAGCCGCCGCCGCAAAGATCAAGGCCATTGACGCAGCGCAATACGGCGAGCGGAAGTCTGCAATAACCAACCTTAAAGAGCATTGGCTTGCAGCAACAGCCGCAGTCGCCGGGGCGATAGCCCTTGCGAATAAAGCATGGAGTTATGCAGAAGCCGCCTCCCAATATCAGCAGTCGTCAAGTGCGTTTCGCTCAATGGCTCAGTCGATGGGGAAGGATGCCACAACCGAATTCAACAAGATAAAAGTGGCATCGGCGGGCATGATAGACGACAAAGCCCTGACGGAATCGGCAAACAAGGCGATGTCTCTCGGTATTCCTATTGAATCCCTGTCAAGTCTCATGGAGATCGCCCGCGCAAAGTCCCGCGACATGGGAACGACGACGCAGCAGGCATTCAATGACATCGCAACCGGCGTCGGGAGAGCATCCCCGTTGATTCTTGACAACCTCGGGTTATCGCTGAAGCTCGGCGCAGCCAACGAAGCAATGGCGGCAAAACTCGGGAAAACCGTAGCGGAATTAACGGATCAGGAAAAGAAAACCGCTATCTTGAATGCCACCATCGCCGCCGGGTCGGAAGCACTATCTCGTTATGACCTATCCCAGACAACCACAGCGGAAAAGATGCAGCAGTTGACGACGACGATTGCGAATCTCAAGCTGGATCTCGGGGCGGGAATTATACGGGCTGCCGCAGGTGCTTACGGTGCCCTACAGACCCTTGCAAGCGGCGCATTGGTTGCCGTCGCAGGGTTTTACAAACTTCAACAGGCATCCCTTACGGTTCAATCATGGACATCCTTCGGAGATGCGGCGAAGGCCTACGCAGCGGCGGAAAAGGAGGCCGGGGATAATGCAAAGGCCGCGATGGGCGCAAGCGAGGAACTGGCCGGGAAAGCCCTTGATAGCTTCGCCGTAATGACTGCATCTGCGGATG